TATTTTTATTTTAATTAATTCTTGTCTTTTTTTTTCTTTTTCATTTTCATGTTTATATCTTTCTAAGTGAATAATACGATTTTTAAGTTTACCATTTTCTATTTGTAATTCTTTAATTCTTTCACCTTGTTCATCTAATTCTTTAAAATTATCTTTATAATCGCGAATATATATAATATGAGTATTAGATTTTGCATGCTGTTTAAATTGATGATTATTTGTAAATATTACACCAGCTTTGCATCTACATTTATATGATATTCTATTTTTTTCATATGGTTTATATGGTGATTGATCATAATAAGTATCAGTATTTTCACAAAATTGAGGAATATATATTTTATATTCTGTGGATATAAGTCTGTTCATTGTATTTTAGTTTAATTAAACTAAAGTAAAAATCAAATTTGTATTATTTTGATTATTTTTTAAATGAGTTTTACAATATTTTACGCCTAATAGGCAATTTTTACCACATTCATTTCCTTTATTTTTACCTCGTGTAAGAATATGATTACATTTAGTAGTTTTAGTCTTAATACATTTATTAAGATATGATAATTCAGAATATTGGCCGGTATGAACACCAAAAACTGCTTTTTTTAATCCATTTACAATCGGCAAATATTGAACATCGCTTCTACAATATGGGCAATTATTTTTAGAATATTTGTTATTAAGTTTATTCTTAGCGAATGTTTTTATTAAACATTCGTAATGAAATGTATGATTACATGACATTTTTAAAGAATATTTATCAGTTAAAGGTAATCCACAAATACCACAATCTTCATCACACATTTGTTAACTATTAATTATTTACTTAAATAAATATTTAAGTAATTATAATGAATTACTATGATTTTAAATTATAATATAGATTTATCAAAATATCAGTTAATATTATGTAATCCTTTAAAATATTCTGAAAGTTTTACATTTATACCAATTAGAATATATAATAATGGATTACATAAATGTATTTTTCAAACTCCATTATTATTTACACCCTTTGGAATACAAAAAACACAAAATAATAAAAATATAATAGATTTATCATTTCAAAATAAAAAGAATGATAAATCATTATGTATCTTTTTAAATAAATTAAAAAGTATATATAAAACAATTCATAAAAAATTAAATAAAAAATATGAAATAAATTCATTTATAAAAATGACAGATTACGAAGAATGTATTCGTTTAAAAGTCAGTTCATCAATTTTAATTTATGATGAATATAAAAATAATTTAAATGAAATAAATAAATTTACATATGGTAATTTTATAATACATTTAGATGGTTTATGGTTAAGTGATAATAGTATTTGGTTTCAATGGTATTTATTACAAGCTAAAATAAAAATACCATTATATTTAAAAGAATATTCATTTATCGATGAAAAAGTAGAAAATGAAACTAATAAATATGATAAAATGATAAAAATGGGTGTTCCATTACAAGCAGTAGAAAGACAAAAATTATTAGATGGATTTTCACGCCCTCCACCACGTCCTCCACCTCACCCACCCCCACTACTACCATTTAGTAAATCAAAATCATCAAAAATTAAAGAAATACCTAAAATAACAGCATGTGATTTAAAATCTGTTATATTAAAAAAGGGAAAACGGACAAATAAAACGATAGATAAAATAAAATCAGATAATCATTTTGAACCCCCAACATTAGAAGAGTTACAAAGTACATTATCAAAATTAAAATCAATTAAATAATTATTAATATTTATTAAGATTATCTTTTATATTTTTTTTATTAATTTTCTTTTTTCTATATAATTTAAGTTCATTATCACTAGTAATATGTTTATTTTCATTATTATAAAATAAATTATTTATGGGTATAATTGGGGGCAAATAACCATCATATGATGAATTATTATTATTATTAATATATTCTTCACGAGTTAAATCTCCACCAAATAATTTAAGTCTTAATTTATTAGGTGGTACCATTATATTTTTTTTATTATTAGTATTTACATTATAATAAAAATTTAATAAATTATATTTTTCCCATATTTCAATATCATTAAAATTATCAAAAATATATCTACCAGCACATTCATAACTACAAAAATTTCCATTTGTATAAAAAATTTTATTTATATATTTAACCGGATAACTTATAATATCTGTATCTATATTATGACAACAATTCCAACAATTTTTTTTATCATTATCTTTATTAATATTTTTATTAATATCTTTATTAATATCTTCTGTAATATTTTCAGTTAAAAAGAAAATATCATTAGTTTCATTTAAACTATCTATATTTGATAATTTTTGTTCATTTATATCTATATTTTTAGGATGTTTAATACATGCTATTAAATTATCCTGATTATTATTATCAAAAACTGGGTTTTCATTTAATATAATATTACTTTTTGGTTTTCTTCCTCTCTTTTTTTTCTCCATAATTATATTTAAATAATATTTATCTTTTAAATATAAGTTTAAATAATATTAATATTATAATTAATCAATAATAATGACCGAAGTACAATTAAATTTCTTAAATTTAAATACCTTTTTCTTAATAGGTTTAATAATATTGACTGGTGGATATTTATATTATGAAATTCATAAAATGAAACAAATTTTAAATGATTATGATTATCAAATATATCAAATTAAATCACTTTTAGATAAATCAACTGAAAATAATACAACAGAAAAAATTATTGATGAAGAAATATTAAAAGATGATACTGTATGTGAAGAAATAGTAAATGATAATAATGTATGTGAAGAAATATTAAAAGATGATACTGTATGTGAAGAAATATTAAAAGATGATACTGTAGATGATGTATGGAATGAAATAAATGATTTAATGGAAGAAAATCCAGATAATAATTTAGATATATTAAATGTTTCAGAAAATGGATCATCACATATAGAAGATTTACTAGATGAAGATCATGTTCCAGATTATAATAATATGACTGTTTCACAATTAAAAAATATATTAATTGATATGAAATTACCAGTTTCTGGAAATAAAACAAAATTAATTGAGAGAATAAATAATAATAAATAAATTTTTTTCTAAAAGAATATAAATGAATAAAGTAACTGATAATTTTGAGTTAGATTTTCCAGCTAGAATGTCTGATGGTAGAATGTTTACTGATTATGGTCAAAATTGTTTATTAAATAATAAGCAAGCAAAAGGAATGGGTAGTTGGGAATATAGATTATTTTTAACTCATAATGCAGAAAAAATAAGAAATGAATTTATTCAAACACAAGAATCATTAACAGCATGCACTAAATGTAGTGATAATACAGTTTTACCTGTAAAAACTACTTTTAATTGTACTCCAGAAGGTTGTAATTATCAAATGAATGATCCAAATGGTTTGGGACAAGGTATTAATTACAATTAAATTATCTATTAAATATAATTCTATACAAGATAGAAAAAAGTATATCAATAAATAATATTAATAAAGAAAGATTTAATTTATCATTATATAAATAATAACCAGCTAATGAATATAAAGATGCATGAATTAATCTTGTATCATGCCAAAATACAGTTGATATTTGTTTTTCATTATTAGATCCATAATATCCTTTATAAGTGAAACCAATACCAATACCTATTAATAAAATTGGTAGTATATTTTTATATTTATTATTTATATGAAAAGTATAAATAAGATATATCATAATTAATCGAACTAATAAACATAAAAACCATAATGAATGAATATTCATATATATATATAAGATATTATATATTTATTGTTTCCAATGATTATTACAATCTAAACAAGTAATAAATTGTGTCATGGGTTCATCTGCACTTCTAGTTTGAACTTCATAATAAGAACATGATCTACCACCACAACGACGACATTTAAATAAATCTGTCATTGCTTCAGGTTTAAGTTCATATTTAAGTTTATCTTTTTTAATATTTTCTTCTATAAGATCTTTCCAATTTTCTGGAAACATATCATAATTTGATATTTCACCAATTTTAGAAGGATCTATTTCATTATTTAATATTTTATTTTTAAAATTCATATTTTTTAAATAACATTCTGTATTAATATTTGTATAAATAGAACGAATTTTTGATATATATAATAATTTAAAATGTTTATTTGTCCATTTTCGTTTAATATTATTTTTAGTCGAATATTTTATAGTTTCATTATAAATTGATTTTTCTATTGTACGACTAATATTAATATCATCTAATATTTTATTAAGTAATAATACATATTTTTCTCTATTTTTATCATTAATATTATTATTTTTATTCATTAAAGTTTTTATATTTTATAATAAAATTATTTATTTAAATAAATCAAATTTTATTAATATTCATTAATATCAAATTCTAAATCTTCACTATTATCAGATGATAATTCATAGTCTTCATCAGATATTTCATTTATAATTTCTTCATCTTCGTCTGTATTATCTGATATATTATCAATATGATCTATATCATCACAATCATCAAATCCACAAAATATGAAATTATAAAATGCTCCATAATCGGATACATTAAAATTAATTATATTATCACCTTTATCATAACAAATTATAAATATATCACCAAATAATAATTGAGTAGATGAATCTTCTTCTAAAAAAACACTTTCACCATATGGAGGTAAATCATGTTTATTCTCAAATCCCGCTTCACCATCATACCATCCATAACATACTATAATATTTTCTTCATATTTCCATGAATATAATTTCTTTATATTATCATTCCCTTGACTTTTGGATGAATTCAGTAAAAGATTTAATATATTTTTATTTTTTTTAAAAGATAATTCATCCATCTTACCATCTTTATAAATATGTATACAATTCATTTAATTATTTATTTAAAAATAAAAACTTTAAATATATATATTATAATTATAATGGGTTTTAAAGAAGATAATAGTTTAGTAAAACGCAAAACAGAATCAAAACATATTATGACCAAATATAAATCGCGAATTCCAATTATTGTTGAAAAAAATGATAAATGTCAAATGAAAGAAATTGACAAAAATAAATATTTAGTTCCCAGTGATTTAAAAATGAACCAATTTATGTTTATAATTAGAAAAAGATTATCTTTAAAACCACATGAAACTATTTTTTTATTAGTTAATAATGAATTATGTACAAGTAGTATGCCATTTTATGAAATTTATGAAAAACATGCAGATGAAGACGGATTTTTATATATTATTTACACTTCTGAAAATACTTTTGGATAAATAAAATATTTTTATAATATATATATATTAATGAATAATCTTATTTTATTTATATTATTTGTAGTTGTTGCATTATATTTCTTAATGATTAACATAGAAAACCCTGTACAAGGTGACATACAAGATGAAAATTATGTCGATAAACAAAATTTAATTGATAAATTTCCATATCCACAAATAAGTAGAGTATTTAAAAGATTAAGTAAAGGTGATATAGTTACTCCTATTAATGATTTATCAAATATATTACCAAAAGGTGAAACAGAATTAAATATTAAAAGAGATAATAATAATTTAATATTTAATCAAAGAGAATATTTACCAGATTATTACAGAAAAGATAGATTAAGTGAAAATCCAGATAAAACTGAAGAATATAGAGAATTTAATTTAGATGGAGATAATGAAACTTCATGGAGCGATACAAATGTATCTGAACACCCGAAATTTTATAATTCAGATATCAAAAGTGAATTAACTAATATTGGATCTTTTTTTGACGAAAATAATCAATATAGTGATAAAACATCACCTAATACTCAATCATTAACAACAGATTCGTGTTACACCAATAAAAATGGTGAACAATTTTGTCAAAATAATACTAGATTACAATTAATTCCACCTAAACTTATTACTGATGTAAAATCTTGTACTCTTTTAAATAATATAGGTGACTATAAAGGAAAATATAATGATATTAATAATAAAAATGAAAAAACAATGAATGGTGGTAGTTTTTATAATAATGTTAGTGGCAGTAATAATTCTATGAATTGGTGGTCAAATCCAATTGGAATTCAGTCTGGTGAATGTTCAGTATAAATATTTACATCTCATGTTTAAAGGTATATTATATTTTTTACACCAATTAATACTTTTCTCAATTTGACTTTTACTTGCATTTGATGATATTTTATTATTTTTTATTATATTAATACCCTTTTTAATATAATCTATTTGATTTTTACAATAATATTCATTATATTCATAAATATTATTTAAAAATGTTTTTGATATTGGATATTCTAATTTATTATCATTAAATGATAAACATAAGTCATTAATAATTTCTTTATTATAACCTTTATATCCTTGACATATAATATATTTTTCTGAATTTGATAATCTACTTATTTTAGGTTTATAAAATGATACTGATTCATATAAAATATTTAATTTATATATTAATAATATTGTTTCTTTTTTAAAGATATCAAAAATTTTACATAAAAAATTTCCACCTTTCTTTTGTATATTTAATGCAACAAATATTTCTGAATATATTAATTTTATAGAATTTTCTTCTTGTTTAGAATAATCCACAGAATAATCTATACCACCATCTGCCGTTACTAAATCTATTGTATTTTTACCTATATCATTTATTATTGATAAAACATTATTAAAATCATATAAATCACCATCCTTATTTTTTCCAAATATAAAATTTATTTTAGGATTCCGTTTTAATAAACTATTCCATTTGGGAACTTTATTATCATTTGACAATAAAGTTATACCATATAATATATCAACATCTTTATCAAATAAATCAAAAATTGACTGAACAAATCCACCCGGTGCTTCTGCTAAACATGCTATTTTATTTTTTTTATTATTTTCTATCAAATTAAATTCATAATACATTTCAGTAAATTTAAAATATGAACGACTAAATGGTGATATTTTTGATATATTATTATAATAATTTGATGATGTATATACATATTCATAATTATGAATTTGTTTTTTAACTACTTCCCATCCCTTAAGATAATTATCTATTAATGATTTAGTATTATTTAATTCATCTTTTAAATTAAGTAAAATATCATTAATATATAAATATTCATCTTTTTCTATATTTTTCTCTAATATAAATTCCATGAATATACTTCAAAAATAATGTTTAAATTATATTTTTTTAAAAATAAACCAATTATTTAATTCACTTAATTCTCTTAATAATTTATTTTCAGGTTTTATTAATCCAAATGATTGTGGGAAATATTGTTTTAATGATAAATCTTTAGAATATAATTTATCTAAATCATTAATAATCATCTCAAATCCACCAAATCCATCGGTATATTGATATGATTTGTTATCTAATAATCCTTTATAATCTTTATTTAAATTTGGTGTATCTAATACTAAATCATATTCTTTCATAATATTAATAAACATCTCAAAATTAACAAGATATTCAGGGAATTCTTTTCCAATACTACTCATATAAACATTAATTTCATTACCAAATAGTTTTTCGATTTCATCTTTTTTATAATCAAAATCATCAATTTGATAATTTTTATGTATAGAATATACTTTATTACCAAAATCATCAATCATTTCTAAATAACCATTTTCTAAATCTTTTAATTTACTAAATACTTTCATACCATCATAACATGTTCCAATAAAATGACCACCCTTTTTAAGATTTTCTGATATATTCTTAATATATGTTCTTAAAGTATTTTCATCTTTAAAATAATAATGAATTGTAAATTGAGAAGATATTAAATCAAATCCTTTTTTACATAATCCTTTATATTTTGCTGTTAATGGACGTAATTCTTTTGGTAATGTTTTTTGTCTATCATATAAAATATCTATTAATAAACGATTTCTATCTTTATGATCACCAACGCAGCCTGTACCATTAGATATAGACATACCTGTATCATATTGCATAAATAATGCTTTAGGTGTATTATTTTTTAAATAATATCTTTTAGCTGCCTTATTAACATCTGGAGAAATATCTAATCCCATTAAGAAAGATATATTACTATTATCATTTCTTAAATATTTACCAATATCACCACCTCTGCCAATAGAAGTGTCTAATACAGATTTAGGTTTAGTATTGATTGACAAAACTGAATTAATAAGTTTATCTTTAAGATAATTATGAAATTCTCTTAATATATTATCACTTTCCAATTCAGTTGTATAATCCATATAATATTGATGTTGTTTTTCTATATCTCCCGATTGTATTTTACTATTAATAATTGCTTGTTTATAATCTTCTTTTCCTTTTATCATATCTTCAGTTACAGGATATTTAATTGTTTTCCAAACATTATCAGCTGTATCACTATTATTAGGTCTAATTTTATCATCTCTTATTCTAAGTGGAACCCATTGATAACCAAATGGATTATTAGGTTCATATCTCATTTCATATATAAATCCATCTTGAACTTGAGTTTTATCTTTTAAACATATTAATTTATTTTTAGTTAATGGTATATTACAAATATGAATACTATCCTTTTCACATGATGGATTAAATAATATTTCATTTTTCCTACGATTATCATTTCCCATTACTTTCCATGTAAAATCAGTTGTAATATCTTTATTAATATCATAACCAACATATAAATGTACTTGTTGACATTTAATTGTTTTTTTATCCTTTTTAAATGATGAAATTTTATCTACTTTTTTCCCCTTGATTTCTTCTTTTACAAATTTAATTTTAAAATCAATAGTATTTTCTTCAGGTGGTTTCCATTTATAATTTTCATTCCATGTTCCATTAATAGAATCTTTAACAAAACTATCACTGGATGATGTTACTGAATAATGCATTGGTAAATAAATTAAACCATCGATATTATATTCATATGCATCTTTTTTATCAAGATCTAATATTTTCTTACTTACTTTACAAATACCTTTTTCATTTGTATAAATAGTAGGATCCTTTTTATCTTTTTTTAATGTTTTAGGTCCTTCATAATATTTCTTAAAACCTATTCTAATTGTATCTTTACCATCTATTTTTTTTATATCTTTTGTCCATAATTGTGAATAAACACCATCTCTTAATGATGATATATCTGAATTAACTATTACAACTTTTTGTTTAAAATCTGCTAAAATATGAGATCTACATATATCACTTTTCTTTTTACCAATCCATGGTAATGTATGTGGGTGATTTGGATATTCACCATTTTCAGAGTAATAGATATCAAAAATCATAAATAATTCTATAGGTTTATTATTTCTATCTTTTTGAATATATTCACCATCTAAAATACACGATCCAAATATAGTATTATTTTTTACTCTAGAACCTGTATATATAATTTCTTTTTTTTGTGTGATTAACCAACATTCTCCAATTTTATCAATAAATAATTGAGCACGAATACCATCTGCTTTTTCAGTAACAACATATCCTTGTAAAATATTATGAGGATTCTCAACATTTAATCCATCTAAATTCATTGATACGGGATTCGGTCCTATAAAATTAACTCTATCTGTATTTTGTTCTGTTAATGTTTTATATTCTTCTAAAATTTTATCACATTTTCTCCTTGAAACAATTAAATTTTTACCTTTAATTACAGTTAATAATTTAGTAATAATTTCATTTAATTTTAAATTAACAACGTCTATAAATAGATTATCTTTATCAAGAGTATTTCCACCCTTTGGCGCCCATGATGGTAATGCTCCTGCACTCTGAAATACATTTCCTTCATTTCTTAATCCTGTAATATAATCAAATGGCACATTTACTTTATTATCAAAATCATCTTCATATTTTCCATAGGAAGAATATTCTTCATTTTGTTTTATATCTTCTTTTATTTTTTCAATTTCTTCACTTGTTAATGGTGGTTGTATTATATACTTTACATAATTTGCATTTTCGGGAGCATTTTCATATGAATCAGTATAATTTTCTAATACACCATCAAATAATAATTTCTTATTATTTTTAACAATCGTTAAAAATATCCAATTGCCTCTATCTTGCCAATAATTTAACCAAATATTATCAATTGGATTTCCTTTTAATCCTGCTGCTTTTGCCCAATTTGTATTCATTGTATTTTTTGGTTGCGTTATAACATCCGTTTCAGGTGTATATTCAAATGATTGAACATCTGTAATAAATTCATAACCAGAATTCATGGAAAATGTATCATCCGGTGTAAAGGATTCATCAGTATAAATATTTTCTCCTGGAGTAAATGAAACACCTGTTTTATATGATGATAAGTCTAATTGTTTTTGATAATCTTCATCTGTTAAAGTATCTTTATCCCATTCAGAAAATACCTTTTTAGAAAATTCTTCTATTGGAAATTTAAAATTAAATTTATTATATCCTATATATTCTATTTCTAATTCATAAATTTCTTTCCCCGTTAAAATCCTTGAATCAACTAAATTTTTATATAAATTATATGTTTTTCTTTTTGGATTATATGTATTACTTTTAACAGCTGTTAAATCAATTCTATATAATTTATCACTTGTAATAAATGAATATCTTTTCTTATAACGATAATATTTTAATCCATCTTTTAAATTATCTTTAAATTTAATGATTTGTTCATCACTTTCATCCAAAACTATTTCCCTTTTAAGATTTATTCGAAAATCAAAATCGGTATTTTTAATTTGACCATACTTTATTGATGGATTTTTACTATCTTTATTTGATTCTTTCCTAATAAAAACTAAATTAGGAATATCTACTAGAGAATTTGTTTTACAATATTTTTTTATATTCTGAACACCACCAATTGTACATCTTATATTATCAAAATTAACCTTGTCAACACGTACTTGTTGTAATTTAACATCTAAATTATTAGTTTCACCTTCTAATTCATAATTTTGTTTTAAAAAGTTTAAAACTTTTAAAAATTCTATCTTTTTTAATGTATTTCTAGGATGAGAACCATAGATTAATTCCAATTCATATTCCGTTGATAATAATGACCTTTTCATATAATCTTTGATTGTTTCATATGGACCACCTTTATGATTAGTCTCAAATATATTCATATCTATATATATATATAAATTACTTTATTATTTAAATAAAGTAATCAAATTTTATATAAAGATAAAAAAAAATATTAATTTAAAAATTCGATAATTTAATGATTTAATTTATATAAATTGATTTCTTCATATAAATCTTTCTTTATTTTATTTTTAGTACCGTTTTTTAATGATATCTTATATTCAGTTGCCATTTGTTTTAATTCATCCATTTTATAAGATCCAATTGAGTTTAATGGCATCTTATAAATACTTATTAATGATTTTTCTACATCATCTTTTATATTAATAAGATTAAATAATTTATTAATATCTTCATATTGATTACTATTAGCAGATTCACTAATCGTTATTTTATGATTATTATAAGTTAAATAGATAATGGGATAATTTTTAATACATGTTTTATATAATTTATTGTCATATTCTATGACAAAATGTTTTTTATAATAATCATTTAAATAATAGATAGATGAAATAAAATCATCTTTATTTTGTAATGAATACTGAATAAGGGATTTTTTAATATATCGACTATTAAAATTATAATTTTCATATTTTTGAGGATTTTCATCTATTCCAGAGCAAATTTCTATAATTAATTTTCTTAAATACATAGATTTTTCATTATCTGGTAATGTTAAATATAATGGATCATATTCACATATAATACATTTCTTAAAACTATTATAAATATTATATGTATCTTTATTATCAGTTAAGTTAGTGATATTTTGTGTATAAACGGATTCATTAATTTTATCTGTAAAATTACAATCTGTATTTAAATCTTTTAGTAAATCAAAAATCATTATTAATAATATTATAAAAAATAATTTTAAATCAAATTTTAAATCAAATTTTAAATATATGATAATATCTTAATATCAAGTTTATTTAATTTAATATTTTTATATTCTTTTTTTATTATTTTTTTAGGTTTTTTTTCACAGATATTATTAGAAAATATTTCCAATTCATTTGAAATAAAAAAATCTTTATTTATTTCATTTTTAATAACTATTTTATATAAATTATTAATATCATTTTCACATACAATTGACAAATTTATAATTAATCCATTTTTATTTAATGAATGTTTTAATTTATTATTTAATATATATTCATATATTATATTATTTTTTGATTCACCTGAAATTTTAAGGTTATTATAAATAAATTTACGTTTATCATCAATATTCATCATATTGTATATTTATATAATTAATTATTTATTTTACCGACAACTTGTATTTGCTTTGATCTATATTTAATTCGTTTTTGTATTACTTCTATATCTATTTTCTGATTAACAGAATATGATGATATATCATCATCAATATATTCTTTTGGAATAATAAATAATACAGGACTATTATTTACATTATTTAATGAATCATCTTTCATATTCATATATGAAATAATACCCATTTTTGTAATACTATCAATAATAGTTGTATATATTTCACCTTGACATGGTGAAATTAATTTCATTTTAATAGTAATATCATATTCTATTTTACTTTGATTATTATGAATAGTTGTTTTACCAATAGATCTTTTAATAATAGATACTGAATCTTTAACTACATAACCATTTTTACTACATATATTCTCAAATTCACTTTTAATTTTAAATTTTATTAATCCATCAATATTTTTGGTTTTATAAACATCTCTTGAGTCAATTTGAATAGATGATGTTAATAATTGTTCTTTTTCATATGAATCACTCATTTATAATAAATATATTTTTTAAAATATTTTTAAATATCAAATTTATTATAAAAAAAATATATATATTATATTATATTATATGGAATTCGGCACCACTACTTCGGATGATAATTTTCTAATAGAAAAACCAGAGGGAAAAAAAAGAAAAAAAAAGGAG